TGAGGAGGGTATCAATACCCTCAAGTGTGAAATCAAGAAGCTCGCCAAGACCAAGAGTGAGACCTTCAGCTATATCTGCGGGGAGACCGTGACCTATGGAGAGGTTGTGCTCACCATGGTTGGTTTCGCAGCTGTGATGGCTGTTGTCATGATTGGTGGTTTCATTTTCGGAGACTTTAGCCAAATGGAAAACTATTAATGGTAGACAATCATGATCAGACCAACTAATATAATAGAACTTCACCAGAAGCGTAGAAGAGTCTATGAGGCTCTGGCTGACAGAGCCATCAAGCTGGACATTGAGCACGGTGAACTTTGGAAACAAATCGAGCTCTTGAGGAGTGTTGCTCAATTAGTCACTATAGATGATATCCGCAGAGAGTTGGTTGATACAATCTGCAGATTGGAAGCTAAAGACAGAAGAATATGCAGACAGCGTGATAAGCTAGAGCTGTGGGCAGCGAAGATATATGTTGCTCTTGAGCTCATGTACAGCGCTTACGCTAGAATATATTCTGTAGAAGACGAATTCCCTTATGACTATAATTATGGCAGAGAAAATAGTATATAACAGCGATGCGTTCGAGCAGAAGCTGCTCAGCGCATACTTCAAGTTCCGATCTAACCTTCCAAAGAAGGATGACTCCGGACTTGATTACATGAAGAGCTTCAAGACTACGCAGGATATTATCTGCGAACTTGACAGCATGGGTGGAGTTAGCTACAGTGGTGTAAACAAGTACATGCAGGAGCATGACTACTCCATCGCGACACAGCCGGATGGTACCGTGGCATGGGCCATCTGGGAGAGAGTAATGCCAGTTGATTTAAAAAGTTTCATTCAATAATCTCATATAACGTTTATTTAACTATCATGATTTGCGGATGGTTGCTCGAGAGAGTGGCCATCCGTATTTTTATTTTGGCAATTGCCAAAGTATCTTTGCACTAAAAAAGATAATATGACCATCAAATCACTACCATCGGGCAAAATGTTCCTGGAGAACATACCCGACATCATCATCATGACCGCCAGAACCAGGCTGGCTGTGACCATCACCATCGGGGGTAAGACAATCTATGAGGAGTTCCTCTATCCTGCAGATGGGGAGGTCGTAGTGTCTGACCTGGCAGACATCTTCAGACCTTATGCTAGGCTGCAGCTTGCTGTCTCAGCAACCATCACCATCATCGAACAGAGCGTTGATGGAGAGACAGAGACCAATATTGAAACCAAGCAGTCGACCCTGCAGGTTTACTATGCATCAGTAGATATTGTGGGAGTAGATTGCTCCAGCTTCCTGGACAATCACTTCCTGACGTTACTGAACTCAACCAAGAAGACGTCTGAGGGCAGACTGGAATACCTTCACTACATAGGCAAGGATGCGGCAACCGTGAAGGCTTACTATAAGCCGCATGATGCCGAGGGAGACGAGGAGACCCGCACATTCAATGCTACTGCAGTAGCCGGCAACGATGTCTATACGACCATCGACGTCTCTCCTTCCAGATTCTCAGTCGAGAACCTTGACCTGCTCTACTACGAGGTAGAGGCCGGCAAGAGAATGCTGCGATTCGTCAATGACCCTTCCAAGCCAGACTGCGCTCCATGTCTGCTCTTCACCAACAGCTTCGGTTGCCAGGAACTCATCTATTGCGAGGGCAAGCATGAGGTGAATCCGGAATATACCAGGGATGCAGCCTATATCGGAGGCTTGAAAACCAACTACCGCATCACGGAACAGCGCAATTTCAATGCCGATACCGGCTACCTCAATACCGACATGGCCAACTGGGCAGATGACCTTTTCCGCTCCGATGAGGTATACATCGTCAACTTCGTTGATGGCAATCCGGTGGTAGGCAAGCGCATCACCATCAATTCGTCAACTTCCAAGAATGACAACCTGCATGATACCTTGCCTCGTTTCACCTTCAGCTACGTCTATGCACAGCGCCAGCATAATGTCCTGGACCTGCAGAGAGGTGGCAGAATATTCGACAATACATTCGACAATACGTTCAATTAATGCCAAAAACAGCATATCACATCAATGAGGTTCTGAAGCTCATGGACAAGGCTAGAGATGAGGGTGCTACCGTCAATCTCAAAGCCTGGTCATCAGAGGGCGAAGTCATCGATTACAATGGATGGATGGTCAAGGGTGGTTCCTGGCGTGGTGGTTTCCATCGCCTGGTTAACCCGGTTAATGGCGAGGTTCGCACGGTACCGGACATTTATATATTCAATTTTATGGGTAAAACAGTATTCTTATGAGTAGAAAATATCAGATGCAGCAGATTGGCGAGAGCGGTTCAGTCGCACGCTATGCAGTCGTGGCTGAAGGCGTATCAGAGGCTAAGAATGCTACAAGCATCGAACAGCAGTATGGCCAGGATACCAGTTTCCTCGGTTCCGGAGAAATTGGAGATGCTACATATACTACTATCGTGATAGGTGGCAGGGACTATGAGCTCATCAACTATGGCGAAGACAACAATACACCGTACATCCTGCAGCAGCTCCTGCGCAAGAACATGGTAGCGCAGAGAGCCATGGCGTTCAACGTCCAATGCTGTTATGGCCAGGGTCTCAGATTCATCGACCGTGAGAGCAAGAAGGACGTACAGGACGAGGAGATCCGCAAGTTCTGCCTGGGCAACAGCATTCATGAGGTGTTCATGCAGCAGGCAACGGACATGAAGTTCTTCGGCTGGTCAGTTGAAGTCATCATCCTCTCTCGAGACCATGAGCGCATCGTCAATATCCGGCACAAGGACGTCTCCTATTGCCGATTGCAGAAGCCGGACAAGAAGGGCAGAATCGCCAACGTCTTCTTTGCCGACTTCAACCATTACGCTCAGCAGATGGAGGGCGAGGTCATTCCGCTCCTGGATATCTACAATCCTCTGGGCGACCTCATGGCGCGCATGGGCAAGGGTCCAGACCCATATACGGGTATCACAGGCAAGAAACCGCAAGATGGCAAGGACTGCAAGTTCGCCATCATCAGCAGAATGCCTACACCTGGCATGCAGTACTACCCGATACCATACTATGCCAGCATCTTCGATGATGCCTGGTATGATATCTACCGACTCATCGGTATCGGCAAGCGATACATGATCAAGAACACTTCTGCTCCTCGTATTCAAATCGAAGTGCATCGCAACTACTGGGATGACCTCTGCAACAACGAGGGCATCATCGAGCCGGAGGGGCGCAAGGCGCGCATCCTGCAGGAGAAGGAGAACATCATCGATTTCGTCTGTGGACCTGAGAATGCAGGCAAGGCTCTCATAACCGGCTATTACTTCGACCCGAACGGCAAGGAGCAACGAATGGTGCGCATCATCAATCTCTCTGAGGGCAACAAGAAGGAAGGTGGCGACTGGGCAGAAGACATGAGCGAGGCATCAAACGCTCTCTGCTTCGCACTCGGCTGTCATCCTAACCTCATCGGAGCGACACCAGGCAAGAGCCAGATGAACAATTCCGGCTCAGATAAGCGGGAGCTCTTCATTATGAAACAGAGTCTCGAGAAGGCATCGCATGACATCATGGCCAAGCCTTGGCACGTCATCCTGCACTACAATCTCTGGGCTGAGAGAAATATCACGGTCGATGTTCCGATGATTGAGCTGACCACGCTCGATAAGAACAAAGACCAACAGACATCAATCGTTAATAACAAGGGCAATGAAAATGGAGATAACTAAGGAAGATTTCGAGAATGCTATTCTCGTAGCTACCAGTTCACAGTCAGAAGTGTTCGATTCTGTCGAACCGCATTTCGTGGAAGTGTATGAGCGCCTTCAGCAGCAGTTCCTGGGCTATGCCGGTGAGGCAGCGCTTGAGTCTAATGAGAGGCTGACGTCAGCTGTTGTCAGGGCAGTATGCCTTGGCGCCTTCCTTGAAGTGGTCCGTCATCTTGACCTGGTACTCACGCCAACAGGCTTCGGAGTCGTCGCTAACAGCGAAGTCTCTCCGGCATCAGCTGCGAGAGTGGAGGCGCTGGTGGAGCAATGCAGGGTGGCATATTTCAAGGCAGAGGGCGACATGATTACCTGGTTGGCAACAGTAGAGGAGTGGGGGAGCAGCCTGCAGGCGAAATGCTGCCTGACACTACTGGTTTATAGCATTGGCCAATACAATTTCCAGACCAAGCAGGAACTCTCATCACAGAAGTGGAAGGACAATCTGGGCAAGCTGTATGAAGCCGATTCTGTGATGCGCAAGCTCATCTCTGACGAGCAGATGGATGACCTGCTTGAGATGGAACGGGGTGCCAAGACCAAGGATGACGTATCTGCTAATCTGATATTCCAGGTTCGCAGATGTATGATCCTGCAGGCTGAAGGTCTGTTGACTGCCTTCTCTAACGAGCGTGGCAGACTGCTGAAATTCCTCGACGCCAACATCAGTAATTTTCAATTATATGCGGATTCATCGGCATATAAGGCTAATCATTTTAAGGAATTCAAAAATGGAAAAGAAAAACCTGCCTTCGTTTTCAATTCGTGATGGCAAACGAGTCTTCGAGTTTTCAGCTCCTAGTTCCTGGGAACAGCTGCAGGGGGATGAGCTGCGCTACATTCTCAGCGTTATGACTCTATATCAGGAGCAGACAGTAGCGAAATGCAACATTCTCTTCAGACTATGCGGCATCGAAGTGATTAAGCATACCAGAACTGGTTGGAAATGCAGCGTTCCCTGTCAGGCAGAAAACGGAAAAAAGAAGCGAGAAGTGCTGTATCTTAATGAGGCAGAAATCCTCTCACTCCTCAAAAACTTCGATTTCATCGAAGATTATACCAATTATAAGCCTCTCGATTGGTGCGCAAAGCTATATGCCGTGGATAGGCTCATCAAAAATGTCACCTTCCTCGATTATCTTCAGCTGGAGAAGAACTACCAGCTTTATCTCATCAATAAGGATGACAAGTTCCTGCAGAAGATGGGGTGGATTCTCTATCGAAACGAAGCAGGAAATGCCGATGAAACCGCCATTTTCCAGCCTTATGAGCTTCTGAATGTCTTCATGTGGTTCTCGTCCGTCAAGGGATACCTGGCCGAGAACTTCCCTCACTTCTTTAAGCCAGCGAAGGAAGGTGGAGAACTGAAGCAGGAAGACCTGATGCCTGCCATGCAGGCGCAGATACGGGCGCTCACCGATGGCGATATCACCAAGCAGCAGGCTGTCTATGACTCGCTCTGCTGGGATGCACTCTCCGAACTTGACAATAAGGCGAGAGAGGCAGAGGAGTTCAATGCGAGAAACAGAAAATAATAGAGTATGACAGATAAAACATTCGATTCCATCGCATATTTCACCAAATTATGTGAGGAAAATAAGACATGCAGAGACAATAATTTTGTCGCTACTACCTGCTCCGGACCTGACACCGTGCAGGGAGTGCTGCAGAAGTTCCGCAAGGCTTCGAACTTCATCATGGTCTCTGATACGGTAGACAGCAATACGCACTCTGCAGGTGAGGGGTTCTTCGAACGCAACGTCTACACCGTCTGGATTCTCGCAGCTTACAAGCATGATGACATGGAAGACCGTGAGAAGAAGCTGAATCTCTGCAGATACATCTTTCGCCAGTTCATCAGCCGAATGCTTCGAGACAAGTATCGGGAGGCATTCGAGGGACAGCTGGAGTTCCTGGATCTCACGCGGATCTATTCGAGTGAATTGGGCAGATGGTCGATGAACGGAGTCACCGGACTCTACTTCATGATGAATTCTGACGAACCTATCGACGTACAATATGATGAGAGCTTATGGCAGACCAGTCAGCTGTAGATGAACTGCTCAAATACGAGCAGGGATGGACGAGCAACATGGGTGACTATTGGCGCGAGCGCATGGAGCGCTTGCGTACAATAGACACCGGAGCGCTCTATTCGAGCATCAAGGGGCATCTCGAGCAAGGTGCTACGACGACCATCGAGCATAAGTTCCTCATGTATGGTATCTATGTCGCAGCAGGAGTCGGCCCTGCACATGTCTGGGAGAAGTGGACTGATGCGCAGGGAGGCGAGAAGGTTCCCCGTGTCAACAACGGAGACCTGGAATTCCTCGGTCGCGAATATAGAGCAGAGCGAAAGATGAACATACCGAAGAAGGTTGGTCCTGCCTGGGGTGGCAGAGTGGCAGGTGGTCCACCTATCGGCAGACGTGACTGGTTCTCGCAGAAATACTATGCCTCAGTCATGAAACTCAATGAGCACGAAGCTGATTTCTATGGGGAGAAATACAATGGTATCATGGCGACTGCTCTTACTGAGATATTCAGAGGTATCGGAGCTGCCCGTAACTTCTGATAGCGTATTTTTATCGAATCCATCGATAGATTATCTTTGCAACAAAAAATAATATGGCAGAGAAATATGACAAGAATGATCTACAGACCCAATTCGAGGGAATCAGAGATGAGCGTCGCCTGGCAGCCAATACGGCTTACCGCATAGGCAATGCTTTTCTCTCGCTGCTTCATTTCGCCTCGGATGAAATGAAGGCAATCATCGAGGATCTGCTGAAGAAGACCGATGGTCAATACCTCTCTAAGGTGAATGATGATCAGGCTGCAGGACTCATCACCTTCCTGAAAGGTCTGAAGGTTGGAGAGAAATATAGCTTCGACGCTGCCGGCAATATCATCGCCAGCAGCGTAACAGCCGACAAGCTTGCGTCTTCTAACTTCAACGAAGGTGAGCAGAAAGGTTTTACGGTTGCAGTCAAGGATGCCGAGACTGGGAAATACCGACTCTGCATCGATGAAATCATCGCCTGGTCGATTGCAACCATGGGAGCTTTGCATGTCAAGGGCAATTCCACATTTGATGGCAACCTGGCAAGCAAGGATTATGTTTCTGGATTTGCCGGAGGCAAAGGATGGGGTATCAAGAATACGCCTACTCAAAATGTTACAGGGCAACTGGAGAACAGATGGACTGGAGAATTCGACAATCTCATTATCCGTGGTTCGCTCAAGGTATATGAGATGATTATCTCACAACTCCTTGGCGAAAATGACAACCGCATCTACACCGGCATGATGGAGGTTGATCACTACGACCCGGAGAGTGGCAAGATATACCTGGATACACAGAATGGTAAGTTGTACAATCCTTTCCGCAAGGATGACATCATCCTTGTACAACAGTACAACGGAATGCCCAACTGCAGCAATGACTACTATGTGACCAAGAACTATGAGCTGATTATCTCAGAAGCTGGCTGCGGTAATACTGCAGATGGGGAGAACCGTCTTGACTGGGTGAAGTTCGAGAGCTTCAGCAGTAGCATGGAGAATGCAACTCCTGCCAGCTGCATCAAGCCGAAGGACACGTTAGTCCGAGTCGATAACGTCAGCGACCCTGACCGCAAAGGCATCATGCAGATTATCACCGTAGGTTCTGGTGCACCTTACCTTGATGTACTGTACGGTATGAAGACAGATCCGAACAATGCATTGAAGGGCAGGCTGGGTAACCTGCAGGGCATCAATCATCCTATATTTGGACAGCTGAGTGGCTTCGGTGAGTTCCTGCAGAACCTATACGCTACCGGTGATTTCATACTCAGACGAACAGGAGAGAGCATCGACACCAAGATTCAGATGCTTCAGAACCAGTTCGCAACCCGATTCGCACAGACATCATACGATGTGACAGAGGAGAACAACTATCTGCATAACGGACAGTTCCTCACCGTCACAGGAACTGATGAGGAACTTGTCATAGACGGATGGACAGTTGACGAGAATGAGGATACTGAGTTCTGGATTGATGCAAATGGCCTCCCTGTCATGGTCAATGGATCAGCCACCGTATCAGGCAATCACCGTGTCAGCATAGATAACGTAGAGGGTAGAAATGTCCTGCACCTCGAAAATAGCGGTCTGAAGCAGTCGAACAGCATCGTCCGGAAGCCTGGTACCCACAAGGAGTATGACCTTCCATCCACAGAGGTGGAAGCAGACAAACTGGCTAAAACCAGTGAGGCATACAGGGAAGTCCAGGATAAACTCTATGTCACAGCCATCGTCTATGCCAAGACTGCAGGACAGCTGACAATAGGCTTCTCGCCTTGTACAGCAGTATCTGGCAAGGTCAACGAACTAGCATCACGTACAATTGATGTAGCATACTCTGCTGAGTGGCAGACCATCAAGTTCGAAGGCAAGTGGAATGGTACCGGAGACTTTATCCTGAGATATACAGGTGATATGCTCATCTCCATGGTTACCATCACCGATGAGCCACTGAGCAATCTCAGCAAGACCGTCAGTACACAGATTTTGCAGACTGCAGCCAACATCAAGCTCCTTGGTAGCAATATTGATAATGTGCAGGGAACAGTCACGAAGCTGGGCATAGAACTGGATGCAGAGAAGAAGTCTATACGCTTGTATGTAGCTGAAGAGAATAAGAAGCTGAAGGAGAATCTTCAATCGGAGATAAAGATACAAGCCGGGCAAATAGATGCTATCAATACCTGGCAGTCTGAGACGGAGACCAAGATGTCTGGTCTTTCGACAGATATAAATAATGTCAGGTTGTTCGTAATAGATGAGAATAAGAAGCTGAAGGAAAGTCTTCAATCGGAGATAAAGATACAAGCCGGGCAAATAGATGCTATCAATACCTGGCAGTCTGAGACGGAAACCAAGATGTCCGGTCTATCAACTGATATTGACAAAGTCAGGGTGTTCGTTACAGATGAGGATAAGAAACTGAAAAATTCGCTCGAATCTCAAATCAGCCTGACCAAGAAAGATATCATGGCAGAAGTCGGCAAGGCTGCTACGAAGGAAGAGCTGGCTGATGCTAAAGATACTCTCAGTAGCGAGATGGCCAGCAATGACTGGGAAGTACGAAAATACATTGACGGTATAGATTCTGACATTCGTAGCGACTACGGAACAACAGTCAGCTTAGTCAAGCAAAAGTCTGACTCCTGGAGTGTTGCTGCAGGAGCATTCTATTCCGATGGAACGCTACGTGAATGCGGTGGCTTATCAGTATCGACGTATTTCACAAATCTCTTCAACAAGAAGATTACCCTCGATGCGAGCGGAAACGTCAAGAACATCAGCAAGTCGGGGTTACTTGTCACAGCTGACAAGACAGCATTGGAGACGAAGATTAGCAACGTGGACGGCAAGATTATCAGTTCAGCTACCATTGAGACGATGATTTCGAACGGAATATCCGAAGCAAGCATCAGAGCAGATCAGATATCTCTCGAAGGTGTTGTTACTGCCAACAAGTACTTCAAAATCAATTTAGACGGTTCCATGCATGCGAGTGCAGGTCAGATTGCTGGTTTGAAGATAGAAGGCGAAGGCTTGACGAATCAGGGATTCGACAACGATGCCTACATCATCCTAAGAAATGATAGTCATAAAGTGTTTGCGGGCATAGGAGGTAATGTCCTTCCTGCATCAACAGGAACGAGAGCAGTCGCAAGATTCACGAACGAAGAGAATTCAAAATACTTCGGTGACGTGAATTATTCTGTAGTCTGTGGAGCTAAGGGAGCGGTTACCAACGTGGCACTCGACATGACGCTAGGAGGATATGTTGCAGGCCTGCGAATCAAGAATGCCTATATGAGTTCGGGTGGTTCCACTTATAGGACAGCAAAGGACATCGACAAGAATGTGCATTCAGTATTGCTGGCAGGCGCAGGATATTACAAACTTCCGAAGATGGAGAAATGGGACGATGGTTATGTGATTTTTATAAAAAGGACGACAAACTCTGGAGCAGTACATCTCTGTAGCAATGTTTCGGTTACTATAGATTCAGTCACAGCGAAAGACAAAGTAGGCACATCATTTATCTACTATGACAGTGGCTCTGGAACGACAGACCTGGAGATAGAGAGTTTAGGAGATGCAATGATGCTTGTATATCACAGAGACATGAGTTTTACCGTAACGGAGAACAACAAGGAAAAAAAATGCGATGGTGGCTGGATTCAGTATAAGTGCCCTCGCGATTGGTAATTTCAAGTTTAATTCAAAAAAATATATATGAAAAGAAATTTAAACTTCCCTATCCTAAATTTTAAAGGAGAGGAAATCAAAGATGAGAATGGTAATAATCAGTTGATGAGTGATATCGTCTCTCTGCGACTTTTTGCTGTCGGCAATTCAGATTCGCCTGCCAGCCCGGAGAAGAAGATGCAGGCATACAGAGTCATGAAGCGAATCCAGGCAAAGCCTGAAGGGGTAGATCTGAGCGCTGAAGACGCTGTGCTCATCAAGGAGATAGCCAAGGATACCATGGTCTCAGGCATCTACGGGCAACTCGTAGATGTACTGGAAGGAGATTAGCCTATGAATATCGAGAGCAATCAGGAGTTCGAGGCGCTGTGCGCCAGACTCCTACCCAAGTTCAATGAATACCTGCGGCTGCATTCCAAGAATATTTTTTCTTGCGAGCTTGCGACATCGCTCGATGGCATCAAGACGATGCCTGCTCTCTACGACCTTAATGGAGTCAGGAAACAGGTCATTGCGCCATTATCTCTGCTGACCAAAAACGTTGATGCTGAGATTGCAGAAGCCAAGAAGGCTACAGCTGCAGCTAATACTGCAGCTGGCAAGGCCAACGACGCAGCTGCCAGCGTGACGAAAGCAACAACTGATCTTACTGCTGAGCGCAAAAAGGTGGAAGCTGCTGTCAACAGCTCGAAAACTCAGACAGCAGCTGCCCAAAAAGCTGCTGCAGACACCATGGCCAGCAAGGCTGCAATTGAGAAAAACGAGGCAGCCCGGCAAGCTGCAGAGCAGATTCGGCAGACGCAGGAGACTGACAGGCAGAGCCAAGAGACTACACGCAAATCGAACGAGGAAACACGTAAATCGCAGGAGACTGACAGACAGAAGAAGGAAACTGCGAGAGTGGAGGCAGAGAAGGCGAGAGCTGCTGCTGAGCAGACTCGGCAGGCACAGGAGACTGACAGACAGAAGAAGGAAGCTGCGAGAGTGGAGGCAGAGAAGGCGAGAGCTGCTGCTGAGAGTGGTAGAGCATCAGCTGAAGCCGGTAGAGTCAAAGCAGAGAGCAAGCGACAGACTGATACGCAATCTGCTATCGATGCTGCGAAGAATCAGACTTCGACCGCAAAAGAACTCTGCGAGCATCCAACCAAAGCTGGTGAAAATGGCAACTGGTGGATGTGGAACCTGCAGACGCATCAATACGAAGATACAGGTATCATCGCGCGTGGTGGCGCCATGTACCCTTCTTTCCGTCAGCGCAGAAACAAGTTATTGATGATAGACTACGGCAGCCATGTGGCTGAACACGTGAGCAAGAAAAGAAACAAATTAGTTATCAAAGTATAATGGCTGATAATACGAATATAATTGTAGTAGGCAATGTAGCCTTCACGGACAAAGGTGCATGGGTGGCCAACTATTCCTTCGAATCGGAGGGTGAGACAATTACTGGCTACGATGCTAACGACATCGTCCACACCAGCAAGGGAGTGTTCGCATCGCTTGTCGATGGCAATACATCTGAGCCTTCAGACACTAGTACAAGCTGGCGTCTCTGGCTAGACAAGACTCCTACAGCTAAGGCGCAGAGCGCTGCAGATGATGCTAACAAGGCTGCAAGCCTTGCCAATACGGCAGCAGCTAAGGCAACAGCAGAGGCAGCAGAAGCCAAAAAACAAGCTACTGCTGCACAAGAGAAATCTCAGCAAGCAGAGGAGGCTGCTACAAGGGCAGATGCCAAAATTGCCCAGATGGATAGCCTTGCAGGGCAGATTGCTACAGGATTCATCGCACCATCTCGCATGAATCTCAGCTATCCGGCTGATATCAGCATACGAAACAAGGCGAAACTGAAGATTGCTGCAGATATCTTGCCAGCCTATTTGCCTCAGAGTGTCCTCTATCAGAGAGTTGAGGGTAATTCTGTCGCATCAGATCCATCGGGTAATTTAAAAGTTGTTGCTGAAGGAGTGACGAAGTTCTGGGTGATACCGACCGCCAACACCCCGTTGTGGCAGGAGGTTAATATAACAGTTAGACAACCGTTTATGCGTCTCTCTGCTTCAGGCAAGATTCGCAAAAATGGCAATAAGATAAGAATTGTTTAATCGATTAAAATAATTAATATGGCTTTTACAGAAAGTGAAGAAACTAAGTTGAAGGCTATCATCTCTGCTTTCGACAATGCTCAGCAGGTCGATGACCTGCCTCAGTCAGACATGTCTGCTACCGACAAGATTATCGAGGTCTTCGATAAGAAGTCGGGCAAGTCTGAGCAGATGACTATCAAGAATGCGGTGCAGCTCGGACAGCATCCATGGTGTGGCCGAGTATGGAACCTCGACAATGCGACTCCGCAGGCTGCGACTTATATCGGGTCGCTAGAACTTCTGCAGCATCTGCACGAGGAACTCGGCCTTGGCTGCTATCTGGTCAAGAATGACCATTCTCGTCGCAAGCTTGATTCCAAGGATCACTACAAGTATGCGACTGGAGAGAAGGCGAAACTCGACGGTTCCGAAGGTCACTACCAGTGGGGTTGGGGCAAGGAATGGTACATGGTCATCAAGACTGTAGGTAGACTACATTACGAGCAGATTAGCCCTTGGCCAATACAGGGTGAGATGAATTATAAAATACCTATTGGCAGTATTTCTGCTGCAGGCTTCGCAGCGTTGGAGCGAAGTACAGGTAAACTCGTCAGCTACATCAATGATGGTGCTGACTATCGAGGTGGCAACAATGATGCGACACTCGATAATACGAACCGTACCATGCTTGGCAAGCCGGTTACTCAGCAGACAACTGAGTTCTTCCGAGCTGCTGCGAGAAAAAATGGTACTGGTTGGCTCTGTACAACCATGAGACATACTACTGCAATAGCAGTTCTCTTCGGAGTAATCTTCGGTACACATTATGATCAGGCTGCTGTAAACTCAGCCAAAGATGCCAATGGTCTGTTCCAGGGAGGTCTTGGCGCTGGCGTCACAGCAATGCCAGACTGGGGTGGCTACAACGGTTATCGTCCTGTAGTTCCATTGTCTGCAGGTATCGAGCTAGGAGATTCATGCGGTGAATCTAAATATGAGGTCAAGAAGGATGATGGTACCGTAGTCTATACTGCCAAGATTCCTTGCTTCTTTGGATACAAGAATGGATTCGGCAGTCTCTGGCGAATGATGGATGATGAGCAGGTACAGTGCAATGCGGATACATCTGTCACCCACCTTGTCGCACCATCAATCTATGGTACCTGGACATTAGGCAAAGCGGATGGCATGATAGCCTACAGCAAGTCAATTACTAAGGGCGAAGGATTTGTCAAGGAGTTGTGTATGGATCACCTGGAGAACTTCCCGACATCTGTAGGAGCGACAGAATCGACATATTGGACTAGCTACTTCTGGAATACGAGTGGTGAGAAGTCCGGTTTTCGCTGTTGCCTCCGTGGTGCCACTGCCGACAGTGGTGGTCGCTGTGGTCTTTCGACGCTCTACGTGAACGATGCTGTCTCAGTGTCCTATGCGTACTGCGGTGCTGCCCTCTGCGAAGCAGCATCCGAGTGGTCAGTGGAGCCAACATATTACGCTGTTAGCTAAGGTGACCGGGTGCTCAAAAATCCCCAAAAAAATATAGAAATCTGGGGTTCCTGAGCACCCGGCTCGCATCGCGAGCCCAACCTACCGCCCAAAGGGCGGTCGATTTTTTTTTGAAATTTCGTTCTTTGACATTTTTTCATTCCGTTTTTTTTTCGTATCTTTGCAGCGGTTAAAAACTAGGTTGTGATTCCTTGTGCCGGTTTTCGCTGTTGCCTCCGTGGTGCCAATGCCAACAATGGTGGACAATGTGGTCTTTCGACGCTCAACGTGAACAATGCTGTCTCAGTGTCCAATGCGAACTACGGTGCTGCCCTCAACTTATAGAATTCCACAGTTTTTAGTGTGCTTATGTGGAGAAATCTGGAGTCAGACCTTGCCTCAAGGCAGAAAATACACATATCTAGATTAGCTGGTAGATGATGACATTAGGGTCATCCGGTCGAAGGTTAGGACATTAAAAAAAGCAGACAACAGATAATATACACCGCAATATACACCGACATTTACACCGACATATACACCGTATTAGTTACATTCTTAATTAATGCCAAGTGAAGAGATTAGGTAATATATCCGTTGATGTCGAGACTTTACAGAACTTTCGTGAAGCCTTTTATGAGTTCAGCAAGCATAAGAGGTCGAGATTAAGTGTCCAAGAGTTTGAGGAAGAACTAGAAAAAAAACTTCTAGCTCTACTAGACGCATACCAGAAACAGAAGTGGAAGACATCGGAATATGAGCCGAAAATTGTGACAGAACCTAAGGTTCGTGTAGTCAACAAGCTCCCTGTCAAGGATCATGTCATTCAGCATGCAGCTCTATATCCTGTTGAACCGAGACTGAGAGATAAGATTCCCTACAATTGTCCTGCAGGTACCAAAGGCAGAGGTACTCATTTCTTTTATCGAATCATAAAACGTGATATCTACAAGTCTCCACAGCAGGAGACTGCATATTGCGCACCGATGGATATACATCATTATTTTCTGTCCATGGAGCATAATCTGCTGAAGGCAGAATATAGGCTATACATCAAGGATAGAAAATTGCTAGCATTCATCGATGAGGTGGTTGACAGCTATGCCAATGGAGTGGTGTTAGGCGTCAAGCTGACGCAATTGCTTGGGCAGATTTTCCTGATACGATTCGACTATCTTGCAATGAGATGCTTCGACATCCTTAAAGATCCAGAGAGGTATCACTACTGGCAAGCTCGATACGTCAGCGATATGCTCCTAACTTGCAGAACTCAGCAGCAAGCAAGAATGTTAACTAGCGTTCAATCACTTAACGAGAGGTTTGACAGGTTCGTTCGTCAAGGTCTCAAACATTATTATAGGTTCATGGACAACATCTTCATCCTGCATGAAGATAAGGTGTATCTGCGACTTATGGTTGAATTGACAGCCATGTATCTTGCAAGAGACTGGAAACTGTCAATCAATAAGTCCTGGAACATACACCGCACTTGCGATGGCATAGATTACTGCGGACAAGTCATATATGCAGATCATGCCCGAATCCGTAAGAGGACAAAGCAGGCATTATGCAGGCAGGTTGCTAAACTTAGGAAAAAAGGTTATAATAATGAGCAGATTAGGCTGAGAGCTGCATCAAGACTTGGACTTACGAAACACGCAGACACGAAAAACTTAATTAAAAAAATCGGAATGAAAACGTATAGAGACAATCTAGGCATACGACGAGGGGAGATACCGTTCCCAGGTATGTCGAAGAAGCAGAAGAGGCATATTGGTGATGTCTTGTGTAAGGATGGTATTGACTATGAGGCTCATCTAATCCTCATCGAGGACTATAAGATTGACAAGTCAACTGTCAGCTTCAAGACTCAGCAAGTCGAGAAGGTTGACGAGCATGGCAATAAGTTCATCGTCCAGGAGAAGGTTCCGGACGACAGATTAGCATTGAAGTTCAGATTCATTGACCATGTGGAGCAGACTGGGGAAAATGATGAGAATGGTGAACCGATTGAAATCCCGCACTGGCAGGAAGAAGTTTGGTGGCTATATTCCGGAGCTGAAATCCTGATTACTCAAGCACGTGAGGAGTGGTGCTTCTTCGAGAAGCCTTTCTATACGGTTGTCGGAGAACTGAAAAATAAGTTCGGCAAAACATTTTATAAGTTTATTTAGAGATGAATAAGAAAATCTATCTTGTCAGAATGAACTACGTTAGATACGATGAGAATCACTATCTTTTGTATCTGAACGAGAAGAGAGTTGAAAACTATCAGCCAGACGCATCAATGTGTGAGTCTGAGAGTGGTGGTGAGACAGTAACTGCATACAGCTATGAGGGTAGTGAGCCGGATGGCTCAGTCAAGATTGAGGCTACTTCGGCAGGTTACAACGATTTCGTGGCAGGACTTGTGAGAACCAAGTACAGCCAGAATGACGTTGAAGCGATCCTCTGCAACCATGGAGACGGTGATTCTGCACATGATGCAGAATACCTGGCATTCCAGGAGTGGCGTGAAAAGGCAAAGGAGATTGCACAGGAGGTTCTCAAAAGAGCCATCGCATAGTATATACGGCAGGTAAAGTCAGCTTTACCTGCCGTATTTTTATTTTCCCATGACATATTGTAATTTTGCATAAAAAAAGAAAATGCAGAGAAATACCAAGGATTGGATACACTATCTCAGCGCTGCTCTAGTTCTGATAGCTGCCATCGCTCTAGTGTATATCAGCTACTTTTGTTCACACGACGTTACTTCTAACGTCCTGTGGTACTTCGGTCAGAGTCTCATGTATGTAGCTACCGTTTTTGGTTTCGCTCTTACATTCGATACTCGAGTCAAGGACATTATTAATAAATACATAAATCATGGGGAGAAAAATTAAATTCATTTTCGTTCATTGTACAGCAAGCCGACAGACATGGACAGTCGCTGCCTTGTTGAAAGAGTTCAGAGCCAAAGGCTGGCATTATCCTGGTTATCACTGGGTAGTTACAGCAGATGGAGAGCGTACACAGCTGATGACAGAAGACCTGCCATCAAATGGTGTTAAGGGTCACAATTTCGAGTCTGTCAATATCGCTTACATGGGTGGTATCTCACGCACAGGCAAGCCTATCGATAACCGAACAGACGAGCAGAAACAGGGGCTTCGAGAGTTACTGCAGGAGCTGAGACAGCGCTATCCTGATGCCAAGATTATGGGACATCGCGACATCTCGCCAGACAAGAACCACAATGGAGTGGTCGATCCATGGGAGCGAATCAAAGAATGCCCTTGCTTCGATGCCATTCCGGAATACGCTGACATCTAATATTGAACGTATGAAGAAGAATGTGATAATCATAATCGCCTGCATTATCAACTTTCTGATAATTGCAGCATTATGCTGGATTCTGGAGTATCGACAGAAACGAGCGGATAAGGAACTTCGAGAGCAATTCAATCAGATTGCATTGCAATATGCTCCTGCAGAGCGCGATACAATCCGTGATTCGGTTAAGGTAATAACTCAGAAGGTGTTGATGATGCCGACAAAAGAATATAAATTGACGGCTAGTGACCGGGCTTTGCTCCAGGACATCAATTTGAAGGTAAACCAGGTTGTAGCAGACCAGCGAACTTCCATTTTTACATCAGATTCTGTCAAGGCAAATCATGTCGAAAATATTTATCGCTACAGCGATGCCTGGATTGACTTCAAGCTCAATACTGCAGATTCTATCTTGACTTACAAAGCGAGAGACAGCTTGCAGACCATCATCGCTCGGCAATATAAACATAGATTCCTATTCTGGAAGTGGGGTACAAAGGGATACCAGGTTAAGGTCGTCAACTTCAATCCTCATTCCACATTATTATATAATAACTATATCCGAGTCACCGAATAATGGCAAGACAAGAGGTATATACAACCGTAGTGAAGCTCAACTCAGAAGAGGCGAAGAACCGTCTGAAGGAGCTAGAGAACAAAGTCGCTCGTCTTAAGAAGGCAAAACAAGATGCCTTCTCGACGGGCGATTCCCGTTTAGGCGCATCCCTCGCCAAGGACCTGAAGGCTGCAGAGCGAGAGATGAAGCAATTCAAGAACTCAACCATGAGCGTCAAGGAGACGCTTGAAAATCTGTCCTCTGCAAGCCTCGGACAGCTGGAGAAGGCTGCGAGACATCTGAAGGGGCAGATGAAGGCTATTTCAGACCCTTCTGATTATGCCAAGCTGGAGTCACAGCTTGACAAAGTCAAGGAGAAGATGCTGGCAATCAAGGGAGCCACACGCCAAGCTGATGAGGAAGCAAGACGCATGACCGCAACAGTGTCAAACCTAAAGCATGCGTCACTCAATGACCTCAACTTCACATCAAGCAAGCTGAAGTCGCAGATGGCTGATTTCGACCCTCAGTCAACCATGTACGCCTCTCGAGCAGCCCAGCTAAAACTGGTAGAGGCAGAACTGGAGCGCATACATCAGAGTGAGCGTAGAGTCGTTACTCTGATGCAGCAGTATGACAAGGAGATTGAGGAGACCAACATCGACATCAAGGAGACCAAGCGGCAGATGCAGCTTGTCAACCGCACTATGTCGAACCTGAAGACATCATCCATCCGTGACCTCGAATTCTCCATCAAGGCAATCAATCAGCAGATGGCTGGTATGGACCGCGGTACCGAGAAGTTCAAGCAGATGCAGCTGCAGGCAAAGCAGCTGAAGGCTGAGCTGAAGGCTGTCAGAGCCGAGGGCGTAGCTCAAGAGTCCTGGATAAAACGCTCTGCTGACTGGTTCAACCGTATGCAGGGTCTTGCTCTCGGTGCGGTCGCTGCCATCTCCGGCATCACCTTCACCGTCAAGAAATGCGTAGAGGAATATGCTAAGATGGACGATGAGATGACCAACGTCCGCAAATATACCGGTCAGGCTGCGGATGAAGTAGAGCGAATGAATGAGGACTTCAAGAAGATGGATACCCGAACTCCTCGTCAGAAGCTCAACCAGTTAGCTGAAGATGCCGGAAGACTAGGCATCACATCTACAGCTGCAGTAGAGGAATTCGTCGATGGTGCAGACAAAATCAATGTTGCACTCGGTGATGACCTTGGAGACAAGGCTGTGTCACAGATAGGTAAGTTGGCGCAGATGTTCGGTGAGGACAAGAACAAGGGCTTGCGAGGCGCCATGTTGGCAACAGGTTCTGCAGTCAACGAATTAGCGCAGAATTCATCAGCTTCAGCAGGCTATCTCGTTGACTTTACAGCAAGAGTTGCAGGAGTTGGCAAGCAGGCAGGATTCACGCAAGCGCAGATTATGGGTCTCGCCTCAGTTCTAGATCAGAACATGCAGCAGGACGAAACTTCAGCTACTGCAGTACAGAACCTTTTGGCAAAAATGTTCCAGGACTCCGCAAAGTTTGCAAAGATTGCAGGACTCAATGTCAAGGAGTTCGCCAATACCTTGAAGAAGGATGCCAATACCGCCTTGCTTCAGTTCCTTGCAGCTATGCGTTCAAAGGGCGGTTTCGCAGAGCTGGCACCTATGTTCGAAGAGATGAAGATGGATGGCTCGAGAGCGACCGGTGTGCTCACCGTCCTCGCTGATAAGCTCGATGATGTCAAGACTGCTCAGCAGTTGGCCAACGATGCATACGAGGAGGGTACATCCGTCATCAACGAGTTCAACACGCAGAACGAGAGTGTACAGGCGCAGCTAGACAAGGCTGGCAAGAAGTTCCTGGATCTGTCAATATCACTCGGTGAGAAGCTATACCCAGCTGCTCGCCTCTGCCTGTCAACGGCAAGCATTACTGTTCGCATTCTCTCAGAGGTAGTTGACTTCGTCATCAAATATCGTACAACGATTCTTGCGCTTACAGCTGCCATCATCGCTCTGACCGTTGCCGAAACGGCACACGTCATCAAGCTGAAGGCGATTGCCTTGTGGAATAATGTAGTGATTGCAGGCTCCAAGAAGCTGTGGACAGTTTTGGTTGCTCATCCATATATGGCTGTAGCTGCTGCAGTTACAGCATTGGTTGCGGTCCTGATAGACCTCAACCGTCAATCTGATACTGCTGCGAAAATCTCCAAAGAACTCAATGACATCAGAGAGGAGGCACAGAAGGAGATTGTTGAGGAGAAGACCAAACTCGAGAACCTTCGCAAGGCAGCCATGGATGAAACTAGGTCGCTCAATGAGCGATATGCAGCAATCAGCGAGCTGAACCGTATCGTACCTAACTACAATGCCACTATCGACAAGACAACCGGTAAGTATATAGAGAATAAGCAGGCACTCGATCAATACATCGCATCACTCGCTCATCTCTACGAAGTGCAGGGAGCGAAAAAGCGAATCCAAAAGCTATCTGAAGACAAGGTAGATCTGGAGCTGAAGAAGCAAAAGGTGCAGGAGAGATATAATGATGCAAAGAAAGCTGGTTTTGGCATGTCATACACAACAAGCTGGGGAGCAACAGGCAATACTCGTATAGATGCCACCAGCCACCTAAAATCAGAACTTGATGATATCAAATCTAAACTGGAAGAGAAAAATAAAATTTTATCAACCATCACCAAGGTATATGGCAAGGATATCCAGAGCCAGGAGGTGCAGAAGGTCATCGATAACAACAAGAATAAGGGTGGTGGTGGTTCCAGTGGAGAGACAGAAAAGGAGCGCAAGGCTCGCGAAAAGGCTGAGAAAAAAGCTGAAGCTGAAGCTCGCAAGCGTGAGGCTGAAGCCAAGCGCAAGCAGAAGCAGGCTGCAGATTCCATCAAGGCTGAGACCAATCAGCTTTTGGCTGAAAATGCCAAGGCTTATGCGGAGGGTACCAAGACATACCAGCAGTTCGTGGATGATCGTCAGTCAATACAGTTGAATGGCTTCGAAAAGCTGAAGCGGCTCTTTGGTGAGGAGAGCAATGAGTACAAGCAGCTGCTTGATAACCAGGTGAACGCTACCAAGCAGCATGATGATGCCATCCTGAAGATGAATGAGCAGACCATTGAGCGCGAGCGCCTCCAAAAGGAGGCTAGTATCAAAGCGCAATATTATGATGTCAACTCGAAAATCTATCAAAATGACACCGCTCTCAATGAAGCACTCTATAAGAATGATGTAGAAGCCATGAAAAAACGTCTTGCACTCTACAAAGACAGAGAGGGCAGCGAGGAGTGGCTGGATCTGAAGGCTGAGATGGAACAGGCTGAGCTCGACCACCAGCTGCAGATGCAGGAGGCATACCAGAACCAGCTGCGAGAACTCCGTCAGCAGTTCGGCAAGCAAGACCTGCAGGCACAGGAGACCATGTACCTCAACGGTCTTGACAATCTCTACAAGCAGGGTCTCATCAAGGAGGAGGAATATCAGCAGATGAAACTGGAGATAACTAGGCAGTTCGCTGCCCAGAGAGCGCAGTTGGATGCTGATGACCATGGAGCAGGCAGCGCTCAGATAAAAATCAATAATAAGTCATCTGAGATGGTCAACAGTGCTAGGGCTGCTGCAGGTGAGTCCCAGTCGACCGGCAATGCAACTCTGGGTGGATACTTCTCATCACAAGTTGAGAACTATCAGAACACCATGGAAAAACTGAAGGAATTGTATGGCAACGACAAGCAGAACCATGCTGCATACATGCAGGCGAAAGCGCAGATCACCTCTGATTACCTCAATGACCTGGTTGAAAAAACAGCAGTTGTTTACAATGGTATCAACGGTATTCTATCAGCGTCATCGGCATATGCACAAGCATGCTCAGACCTCGAACAGGCGAAGATTTCCAAGAACTACGAGAAGCAGATTGCAGCTGCTGGCAACAACTCGAAGAAGAAAAAGAAGTTGGAGGAGAAGCGAGACAAGGAACTGGCTGCTGCAAAATCGAAGGCTAATAAAAAAGCCATGAAGATTGAGATTGCGCAGGCAATAGCATCTACAGCAATGTCTGCTATCAATGCCTATTCATCTGCTGCAGCTATACCAACAATAGGTTGGACATTAGCTCCAATAGCAGCAGGTATGGCTACGGCAGCAGGTATGATACAGCTTGCTGCTATTAAAAAACAGCATCAGGCAGAGGCAGCAGGGTACTACGAGGGTGGTTACACCGGAGGCAACCGCTATCGCAAGGAGGCAGGAGTGGTTCACGAAGGTGAGTTCGTTGCCAATCACAGAGCGGTCAACAACACTTCTATCAGACCTGCATTCGACCTCATCGACAGAGCGCAGCGCGCCAACACCATAGGCTCTCTGACCGCTGATGACATCAGCAGAGCGCTCGGAGCAGGAGCCAGCGCTGCTGTCGTCGCTCCTATCGTCAATGTCAGCAATGACAATGCCGAAGTGCGCCAATCTCTCGATGGTGTTAATTCTGCTGTCAGCAGACTCAACGAGAATATTGAGAGAGGTATCAAGGCAGATGTGTCTATCGCTGGCAGAGACGGCATCGACCGCAAACTCAATGAATATCATCGTATGCTAAACAATAAGTGATATGATTACATGCATTATCAATGGCCATAGAGCCTATCCGATATCAACAGGATCCATCAAGGTGACATACGCTAATCAGTATGTCACCGATGATGGTGAATATACCTATGATATCACATTCCCGATGAATATCCTGGCCAACCGGGAAATCTTTTCTAATGTTTCCCGAATGGAAGTCAAGAAAAACATCGCAAAGTTCGATGACTGCAAGCTCTATGTTGATAGCAAAATCATCATGAGCGGTGTTGGTACCATCCTCTCAGTGAACCAGCAGGAGGTCAAGCTGCAGATTGTTGGCGGCAAATCCAGAATCAAGTTCAATGAGAAAATGACCAAGCACTATATCGATGAGATTGACCTGGGCATCGCTGACAAGCCTGGTTATACAGTTGATAAGGGCTGGTCTCAGGGATGGAAAGGTCTTCAGAAGATTAAGGACATCTATAGATTGGATGATGATAAATCGAAGTTCCTGGGAGTAGAGGGTAAATGGTGTTTTGTTCCTGTACGGGACGAAACAAATGATATGATTGCCAATTTTGTCGGAGTAGATAAAACGAAAGTATTTATTGGCTACAATGCACCATTTATCCTAAACCCAGCAGTTCAGCCCAACCTGATGTATATCTTCCGTAAGGTAGTAGAATACGAGGGATATACTCTCAAGCGCAACGACTTCGACTGCAAGCCGTGGAACCTCCTGTATATCGCATCGGCCTACAAGACTCGTGAGCTGCGAAGGGCACTTCCTCATTGGTCGAGCTATACTTTTATAGAGGAATTTCGAAAGCTTTTCAATGCCACCATTGTTTTTGATGATATCCAAAAAACTTGTTCTGTTATCAAGAAATCAGAGCTGATAACCGCAGATTCCGTAGCGATTGAGCCTCTGGACGAATACACAACGGACTACGACGAAGACGGATCCTTCTCCACGTCATCGACAGCAAATCTGGAGTATAATCTGGGTGATTCTGCAAACAGAGATAACTATGAAGTTATCTCAAAAAAAGTCTTCGAGAATTTTGAAATAGTCCATAGTACAGGTATCTGGGAACCGCAAAATCAGTTCCAAGGGACAACACAGTCATGGTCTGAAAAACAAAAAAGACAGACCATCATTGAGTGTAATGGTAGCTACTACATATATGTAGAGAATGAGGGCGATTCGAAAACATGGCAGCTGGCAGGCGTTTGGTCACCATTAATCAGGGACAGTTCTTCTGATGATTATGTCGATCTGAACATATCTCCTGCAGCACAAGTTGTAGAAGATATCAATTTCAAAACAGCAATCATAGGCGAAGATAATTACTACGAGAAGCGTTGCCTGCTGTCAATACATAATGATAAGGAGCCGGATTCTAAGGAGTGCGATGTTGATGATGACGGATATAGCTATACATCCGTTCAGGATGCGATAGATGATGAGTCAGCGCTAGATAAATCCGAAGAAGATCAGGAATGCATGAATATATTCTTCATTATTCCAGGAGAAGTACAAGATGACAACAAAATTAGTTGGGTTAGAGCGAAGTCTAGGTGGCCAAAATTCAAAACTGACTACCGAATAAATAAAGAATATTGTGGTAGTGCAGAAGGAGGGTTTGGTGAGAACGGAGGAGGAGCATTTAAAGAAAAGTATGCTTACTCTTTGTCGATTTGCACGAAATCTACTGATGATGTTGTTACTCTGGGCTGCTTACATGCTAACGGTCTCAAAATAGACAACAAAAATTGCATGGAAGTAAAGTTCCATTCTGCTGAGATACCAGACCCATCTAAGATTTACATTATCCGCAACAAGAAATTCGTTTGCGAGAAAATCGAAATGGACGTCAAAGATGATACCATAGAGCCTATCTATACTGGATATTTCTATATGATGTCCTAATATATATAATAAGGTGGGGAATTTATATTCCTCACCTTATTATATATATTATAGGATTCCCTTATAATTCATGATGTACTCATTAGCAGCCTTGATATCCTTAGGAGTGTAGATATCCGTGATGAGTATTGAGGAATGGCGTGCCTGGTCTCTGACAGACAGTATATCAGCATTCGCCTTCAGCATGTTTGTGATGCCAGTATCTTTAAGACTGTAGAACTTGTAGCGCTCTGAGAATCCGAGCGCCTTTCGCAAGTTCCTTCCCCAATAATCCCTGAAACTCTTCTCACTCTTACGAGTCTCACCAGGGCAGAAATTATCAGAGAAGAGATAATATTGACTTGGATAGGAGAAGACATTGAGGTCAATCATCAGCTTGATGACATGGTTAGGCAGAGTAATGACTGCATCATTGCCATTCTTGGTGTGATCACCATATAAGGTAAGAGTATGAGATTGCAGATGAAAATCACCTATCTTTAGAAATGAAAGCTCACGAGGACGGACAAATAGATAGTGCAGTATCTCGCAAGCAAGCAGATAATGCTTGTTATTCAGCATGAGATAATCACGAATCTGCTGCATGATGTGGTCTGGAATAACATCACGTCCTTTCTTCTGACGATTCTTGATTCTGCTGAATCCACCCATTGGGTTCTGAGAGATATAGCCTCTCTCAAGGAGATAAGATGTGAAAGATCTCAACCAGCCAAGATAATTATTACGAGTTGTAATGGTATTATTACGATCGAGGAAGATATAGTCCAGGAACTCAGAAATGATATGTCGGTCGAATTGATAAGCAAAAGTGAGTTGGATATTCTTCTCCTTCTTCCATCTCTCTAGGATGCGAACTCTACTAGAATAATCAATGAATGACTCTTTACGCAGGTTATGATCATTGCAGAGCTTCTCGAGATATCTCTTGTAACGCTCCAGGACATCATCGAATAGAGTATATTCGAGAGGTTGAGACACTTCAATCCATGGATTCCATCCGTTCATCAATTTCTGCACGATGCGATTGATAAGCTGCTCAGCGTAGTCACGCTGCTTACGCTTGCCCTTAATGTGGTCAAGCATAATCTTCTTTGCTCGCATTTTACCCTGGGCAGGGTCAAAGCAGACGAACGAGATATAACATTCACTTTTCTGGTGGAAGACAGGGTACTTCCACTGAATAATCTGATGAATATCATCACCAGGTAAACCGAAGGCATAATTTTTTTTAACCATATCTTTAATTTTTTCTAAAGCTATGGCCTAAATCATATCATTTTTTTAAATTTACCGACTTTTCACCGACTAAAATGTAGACGTGCGGTATTATGTGACTTATTATCAGCTAGTTAACTGATATTTCGTCGGGATTACTGGACTCGAACCAGCGACCTCATCGTCCCGAACGACGTGAGCTACCAACTGCGCTAAATCCCGATGCCGATTTACTGTTTTTTACAGAATGACGATGCAAAGGTACATAAAAATTGGGACAAAACAAAATAAAAATGCATTTTTTTTCACTTTTGGGAAAGATTTTCTTGAAAAAATTTGTTGGAACCAAAAAAAATGTGTACCTTTGCACCCGCAAATGAGAAATCGTTTGTTATTCATAGTTGGTGCCATAGCTCAGTTGGTAGAGCAAAGGACTGAAAATCCTTGTGTCCCCGGTTCGATTCCTGGTGGTACCACTTCTATTGAAGCTGAATCTTCGTAACAAGATTCAGCTTTTTTTTGTTAAT